ATAATCCTCTATCTCATCACAAATATCTCCACAATCTTGACAGCACATCTCCTCTCTATCAGCGTGTTCCTTGCAGTCTCCACATATATCGGTTTCTCCCCACATACTAGCACCACAACAGGTACTTACATCTCCCTCTCCAATATCTGATCCACAACAGTTGCTTACCATTGTACTACCAACACCATCATCAATAGGGTTTCCTAATTTATATTCATCTAAATTCATATATTAAAATATTACGGTTATTATTCTAGTTTCATAATCAACTTCTATATATTGAGGGCAAATACAATTTCCCCACTCAATATCACTTTGTGTATCTAGTTCCCATCCCTTTGCATCAGATGTTATTTCTTGTGTTTCAATCTTATCCCCTTCTTCTTCTCCCCAATAATTAATTTCTATCTCCCCATATACTTTAGTAGCATAAATACCCACATCCTTAACCCCCCATTCCCTCATCTCTGTGTAAAACTCCCACTCTACAGTAAGGTTTGATTCAAAGTCGTGGTTGTCTGTTGCAATGTTAAAGACTGAAACATTTAATCCCGAAAGTTTTGTTGTAAAGTTCATAGTTAAGTTATTAATTGAATTACAATGTAACGAACAATAAATTTAATATCCAAATTATTTTAACAAAATGTTTTTTTATTCCACTAACTTCCAAACTATTTTAAATATTATGATTTATATTGCCTTATGAATTGGTATAATATAAAAAATGTTACCGAAAGCAATATTGCTGAGGTAATGATATATGATGAGATTGGTATGTATGGGGTAGATGCCAAGTCTTTTATTGATGATGTTAAAAATCTACCTAAAGATACATCTGTTCTGTTAAGGATAAATTCGCCTGGAGGTTCTGTTATAGATGGTTTGGCTATCTATGATGCTATAAGCAGACTACCACAAAAAGTTACTTCTCGTATTGAAGGGATTGCTGCATCTATGGCTAGTGTTATTGCACTTGCTGCTGATGAGGTAATTATGAGTGAAAACTCACTATATATGATACACAATGTTTGGGGAGGAGAAGTAGGAGAATCGGATGATTTAAGAAAGGCAGCTGACCTGATGGATAAGATGGGTGAGAGGCTAGTTAATATATATGTGTCAAAAAGTGGACAATCAGAAGAGCAAATTCGTGCCTGGATGGATGAAGAAACTTGGTTTAATAGTTCTGAGGCAGTTGAGGCTGGATTTATCCACTCAGTTGAATCACCTATTAAAATGGCTGCTAAATTTGACATCAACAAGTACGATTACAAGAACAAGAGTCTTGTAACTAATTTATTTAATAATCAAAAAAAAGAAAATCAAATGGAAAAAGAGTTTGAAAACTTAAAATCTTTTATTTCTGAAATGTTTAATAAAACATCAGAGGCAAAAGAAGTAAAAATTCTTGACAACAAAGAAGTATCTAGTAAAATGAGTGCTATAGAAGAGTCTATTGAAGAGTCTGCTAAAGCAATCGTTGAATTAAATGGTTCAATAGTTGAAAAGGACGGTTACATTGCAACATTAGAGGCAGAGATTGCTACTTTCAAAGTTGCTAAAATGGAGGGAACTCCAACTGCTGTAGTTCCTAGTAAGGATCCTAACCCAACACCAGACACTAAGTCTGAAAGTTCTTGGGATTCTATTGCTAGTGGATTAGCATCAGATACTAAAGTGTATTTTAAAAACAATAAAAACTAAATAGAAATGGCAAATATAATTAACACAAGTTTATCATGGAGTCAGGAAGATGCTAGAAAGTATTTCCTAGAGCCATTATTTTACGAAAACGATCACCTTAGAGGTATGGAAATCATATCTGATGTGTCTGGAGCATCTATCAAATTAGATAGATATTCATCACTTAAAGATATTACGAAAACAATGAGTGATGTATGCTTTGCAGAGGATGCAAGTAGAGTTACTAACACTGTTATTGAACTTACTTTATGTAGATTAGAAGTAGAGCACAAACAACAAGCTACATCTTTATTATCTCACATTAAATCACAATTACTTAAAAGAAATATCGCAAGATATGACTTAACAGGAACTATTTTTATGGAGATAGTATCAGAAATCATAATGCAAGGTATCGCTAGAGATTTCTCAAGCATTTTATGGTGGGGTGATACTGTTGGAGGAACAACTGATACGACACAAAAACTTTGTAATGGAGTTTGGAAATTCTTAGATGGTCATGTTGGTGCTGCTTTACCAACTTCTCAAGTAAAAGTATTCAATACTGATATGATTACTACATTAGAAGATATGTTAGCTGCTCGTTCAACTGAGTTAGCGACATCTGATAATCAACTTATTTACTGTTCAAGAGCTTTCGCTGATGCTTATGCAAAAGATTTAAGAGCAAGTAATGGTGCACACACAGCAGCTTATGCTGATTTACAAAATGGAGTTGGTTCATTGAAATTCAATGGCGTTCCATTGGTAGTTGTAAATTCTTGGGATGTTGATATTGCAACTAATGGTGTTGCTTTAAATACTATGACTAATGGTTTAGCTCCAAATGGTGTAGCAGAAACTAAAGCTGCAATCTGGACTATGGATAACAACATTACTATTGGTACTGATTTCCAAGCACAAGATGTTGATATGTGGTACAACAGAGATTGTAAAGAAAACAGATTCAGAATGTTATATTCCTTTGGGGTTGCTGTAAAAGAGCCTGGAATGGTTGTAACAATGACTGAGGATTAATAATTAATATATCTTAGGGGGGTGTCAAAACCCCCTGAAGATTAACAAAAAAAAAACAAAAATAAAATGGCTTTAACACAAGGACACGCTATATTATGTTGCGATAGAAACCGAAGAGGTGGACTTAAACGAATCTGGTTAATGGAACAGGGTGGATTAGGAGCAGTAGATTACGCTGCTGCTGGTACAGGACCTGGATCTGATGCTCATGGAGGAGAATTTAAGGAATTTGTAGGTTCAACATGGTATGAATTTGAGTTTGATAGAGGAACTGCTGGTTTCAATGCAAACGCAACAAGAGAGAACGGTTCAACACTGGTAAATGTTGAATTAGAATTTTATATACCAAAAATCACTGAAGAAATTAACTCAAGACTTAGAGAATTAACTGAGTCTTGTGGTGTTTATGCTTTATGTGAAACTTATGCTGATGACTGTGATGCAGTTGCTCCAGAAACTTACTTCTTTATCTTAGGATATGACAAAGTATTTGAAAAGAAAGCATATTTAGAGTTTATGTCAGGAGAACAAGCAACTGGAGTTGGACTACAAGATGCTAATGGAACTGCTATTAAACTAGGAGGTGTTCACGCTGAATACCCAAGAGAGGCTTTATTAGTAGTATCTGCTGCAAATGCTGATCCTGCAAATACAGGTTACATTGATATGTGGCAAGCATCTACTGGGACTGTTCTTGCTTGGCAAACTACCTAGTATTTAACTAATTTTAAGAAAAGGGGGGTAATTCCCCCTATTCTTTTATCTTTACAAAAAAAATATTATGAAATATAAATTTCAAAAAGATTATTTTATTGATAATGAAAATGATGCAGTTATTCTTCTTGGCAAGTATTCTTATCAAGTTTCATTTAACTCTATTTTAAGTCAAAAAGTATTATCTATGTTGTTTAAATTAGATAAACCTTATGTTATTATTGAAGGAGAAGAGGAAGTGGTTGTGATTCAACCAAAACCTAAGTCAAAAACAAAAAAGAAAAAAGTTAAAATAGATGAGCCGAAAAAAGAGTCAAACGCAATTACCGAATCAAACGAAGAAGAGTCCTAAGATATTAGGCTATTCTTTTTCTAAAGATGTTTCAAAAGAGGTCCCAAAAGAACCTACTCCTCATAATGTGGGTAAGCATGAGTGGATTCCTTTTGGTGTAAATAATTTATTCCCACAAGAATTAGCAGAGCTTTCAAGGTCAGCATCAACTCATAGGGCGATATTAAGCACTAAGGTTACATTTACTATAGGAGAAGGACTAAGGACTAATAATAACGCATTAACATCTTTTTTAGAAGATGTCAATGTTTATGGGGAGTCTATGGATGATGTTGCTAGAAAAGTATTATCTGATTATTGGAAATTAGGGAATGGTTATATGGAGGTTGTTGTAGGGCAGGGTTATCTAAACTTTTTTCATCAAGATGGAACTACAGCTAGAGTTCACAATAAAGGCAAACACATATTATTACACCCAGATTGGGAGAATGTAAAAAGAAGTCCTGAAGATATAAGGAAAATACCTATTTACCCTGATTTTATAAAAGAATCAGGTGGACAGGTTTATCGCACAATGATTCACTTCACTGATTATGAAAGCACTTATTATTACTATGGGATGCCAGATTATTGTGCGGCTATGGATCATATTCGCATAGCAAATCAAATAGGAGTCTATAATCTCACACGCTTTAAAAATGGATTTATGCCTAGTGCAATAGTTGAGTTAAATGCTGATATGGGTGAAGATGAGGCACAAGACTTCATAGATGATGCTGTAGAAAAACTAACTGGAGCAGGTGATAACTCAAAAATATTATTCATTGCTAAGAATGGTGATGGAGATGCTACAAATGTTCAGGTAATTAACGATACAAGTGATGGTTCTTTTATGGAACTACAAAAAATCACAAATGATAATATAATTTCATCACATAGATGGAATCCAGCATTATGTGGGGTTCAGGTTGCTGGGCAATTAGGGAACAATCAACAAATACTTACTGCTTATGATATTTGTATGAGTACAGTTATTAAAGAGCCTCAACAAATGTTTTTAAAGGTGTTAAGGAAAATATTAAAAAACGAAAAAAACATAAATGCTAGTGATTTAATGTTTTACACTAAACCTCCAGTTTCTTTACTAGGGGCAATTAATCCTACAGATTATATTTCACTTGAAGAGGGAAGGGAAATATTCCACCTACCTAAATTAAGTGAAAAAGATTTAGAAAAATTAAAACAAGAGAAAACACCTAAGAAGGAAGAACCTAAAGAAGAAGTGAAGGAAGAGGTGAAAGAGGAATCAACTGATAAAAAAGAAGAAGATGGCACTGATAACTAATATAGAAGTCATAGATAGAGCAATGACAAATGGTAATTTTGATACGCATTTAATAAAAACAACTTTTATTGAAATTGCAGAACTTAATCATGTTAAACCATTTTTAGGTAAATCTTTATATAATGCTGTGGCTGGAGGTGGTTATGTTACTTTATTGCCCTACATAAAAGATTACCTAGCATTTTGTGTTAAGTTTGAAATATTGCCAGATATAACATATAATACCACATCACAAGGAGTGGTTGATAATATGGCAGATTTTACTAGCCCTGTTAATGAGAAAAAATTAAATTACTTAAGGCAAGAAACTTATAAAAAAGCAGAAACTTTTAAAAAGAAAATGCACTTATACTTAGATGAAAATAAAAATTTATATCCTGAGTGGACTGGATGTGGATGCTGTTCTACCTGTAGCACAGGAGGTAGTAGTGTTAGTAAAAGACATGGAATTATAACATATTAATATGAAACATCACAATACATTAACAGATGATCAGATACATAATGCTAAAGGTTTTTCACCAGCTAAAGCAAGAAGTATATCTACAAAAAATAGGGCAGGCAGTGTTGAGTGGGTGAAAGCTAATTTTACTACTGATGTCATTATTACAACTAGGGAGTCAGTGGCTGGAGACTTACATCATAGGTTTTTTTGTATGTATGATGATTTTAATAGAAATAAATATGCTGTTTACATTGATCTTAATGGGGGTGTACCTTTAGCACTTCCTCCAACTTATACTGCTGTTATAAGAGTTGATTGTACTGGTGGTGGTAGTCAAGGGGGTGTGAATTATGCCTCCAAAAATCATGTTGGGAGTCAATTGCAATTAGTTCTTGATGCTCACCCTGACTTTACAGCTACTGATAATAATCTTGGAGTTGTTACTATAAGTCAAATTAAAACAGCCACTCACTCTAAAGATGTTGATACTGGATTTGTATTTCAAAATAATGATTCTAATACTGGTAATGAAGTTTTGGTTACAAATGGAGTAGGTGATATGCAGTTCGTATCTAAATCTTCTTTTTCATCAGAAATAGAGGATGTTGAGGGTACGGAGATTAAATCTACAGGTGAAACAGGAGGAACAAAGTTTCTAAGAGAGGATGGTGATGGAACTTCTAGTTGGCAAACTTTAGCATCTGGACCTGGACTTACTGTTAAAGAAGAAGGTGTGGCTTTATCAACAGACGCAAGTAGTTTAAATTTTGTAGGAAGTGGTGTTGTAGCAAGTGGAACGGGTGCAAATAAAACTATTACAATAACAGGAGGAGGAGAAACTTCATTTAAAAACACAACTTCTTGGAGAGGTATTATTCAAATAAGTGAGGAAGGAAGGGCTGCAACTGCTTATACTTTTCCTAATTTCGCTATGGGTAGGTATGAATTTCACATGAATTTAGGTATTGGTTCTTTAGGTGCTGCTGGAAGTATAGGAGGTGTTCCTGCAAAAGCAATAATTCCTGCAGCGAGAGTAAACATAACTACAAACGGAACTTCTAATTATTCATGGATAGGAAAAATCTTAGCTAACCAAACAAGTGTAGGAGGTTACTTAAGATTATACAAAGCAACTTTAAGTTGTGAAGGAGAAACTCCAGAGGGTTTTACATTAAATCTTTTGGCAACAGTTAATGTTCCTATAATAGCTCAGTATGGATATTTCTGTTTTGATGTTACAAGTATTTTTCCTGTTTTACAGAAAGGAGATATTATATTACCAGTATATGATGGAAACAACGGACTTAATGATTTAACTTACACAAACACGCTAGAATTAACTCATAATTAACAAAATAAATAATAAAATAAAAAACAAATAATAAAATGGCAACAACAGTAACAAACGCAAACTTAACTGTAACATTAACCGATTCTGTTACTCTTAATGGACAATCTTATGGTAATACAAATACATTAACTATAGGCGAGATTGATGAGGTTTATAGTAGAGTAGTAGAAGTGCCTATTGGTGCTTTTACTCCTGTATTAGAATTAGGAGCAGCTACAGGGCAAGGTGTATTAAAGGCTACAGATGTAAAATACATAAGAATTACAAATTTAGATGACACTAATCAAGTTCAATTAAAGGTATTTGGAACGGATGCAATGGTGATTAGATTAGAGGCAGGTAAATCTTTTATTTTAGGTGGTGTAGATTTTGATGCGAGTGCAAGTGCGGATATAGCACAAGGGGCAGTAGTATATAACAGTGCTTTTATAATTTCAGCAGAGGCAGCCGTAGCACCTATTGATTTAGAAGTATTTGCAGCAACTGTATAATGAAACTTAAAGTTCTAAGATTTAGTAGTCAAGAAGATTCTACTAGTGGTTTGCTTTTTGAGGATTCAGATATAGGATTGCTATTTCTTGGATATACCTTAGAGGATGAACATAGAGCTTTAAAAGTGAAGGGTGAAACAAGAATACCTTGTGGAACATATAACCTAAAATTTAGAAATGAAGGAGGTTTCCATAAAAAGTATTCTAAAAGATTTCCAAACATCCATAAAGGTATGTTGGAAGTCTGTGATGTTCCTAATTTTAAATACATTCTCATACATTGCGGTAATGATGATTCGCATACAGCTGGATGCCTTCTTGTGGGTGATTCGCAAGAAAATAATGTCATCATCAAAGATGGTTTCATTGGAAAGTCCACTAATGCGTATAAAAGAATATATCCAAATATTGCGAGGCAATTAGAATTAGGGAATGAGGTAACTATTGAATATGTTGATTTAGATTCAAAAGAATAATGGCAACAAATAATGATATAATAAAAGAGATGGCTTTAATGGAGCATAGGATTAATGCAATGGAAGATAAATTAGATA